ACAAGGGCTGATGGCTCTGGATCACACATACTCATGTTAGCGCCACACTTATGCCACTTCTGAAGATCACCACCAAATCCACAACCAACATCAAGTATTTGGTCACCGTCCTTGGTAACCCAATGTATGAGTTCTCTCTTGGCATCATTATGGTTACGGCGGATCTCTTCCATACCTTTTTAATTATTCATTCTTTTAAGGTAACTTAAGTTGTATATCTTTTAAATCTGGATTCTCACTTAGACCCCAATTAAACAGATAATAATAGTTGTGACCAGTACCTTTCATGAACTTCAATTTTTCAAGATCTTCGGGATCGGTACCAACATCAAGTGTGTTAAATACATCATATCCTTGATTTCGAGCCAATATGAAGGCATCGTTATAAACATCCCCAACCATATACAGTCCATATACTTGCTTTACCGTATCTGTTCCATCTACACGATCATACGGTATTTCATAGAATGATATAAAATCATCCGTCTCGTCATTTACATATGAATGAATTGGTAACAACCAATAGCGAACCCAGTGTTCATCAATAACTGGCGCAATCTTAAACTTTTCAAAGTATTTCTTTAGAATCTTTGTAACCTTTGGTACATCTTTGGAACTCATTTTTCTGAACATAGAACGACCTCGAACTTCGAAGTATTTTTCGCGTAGACGATTTGTTTGATAAAATCCAGTTTTCACAAGTCTTTTTACATCAAGGAAACGATGCCAATAGTGAGCCTTTGTTATTGGTTTTGGAATTTTAGTGACTGCGGTGTATACAGCCTGTCTAATTCCCCTATGATTAGCAAGTCTCTTAATTTCACTTATAAGAAGTGGTGCGAACCCTTCGGATCTATACGACGGATGAACACATAAAAAGTTTATTTGTACCATTTTGAGTGGGGTATCAATAACCCTAACAGTAGCGGGTACACTTGAAACGTAACCAATTAGTTCTCCAGTTTCATTCCCGGAGATCCCTATATTTTTGTAACCTGGTATTTCAGCCGCCCACTTGAGAGTTTCTATAGAATATGAAAGCCTGAAAGTTTCGTCGCAGACGTAATGTTCTTTCAATAGTTTATGAGCCTCATCAATTGAAGGTTCAACCCACGAAAACCCATCAGGGATTTTAAAAGCTTCATCTTTGAGACTCTTATCTATTTCAATTTCACCAACTTCTCCATTATGTGGTACAGGTTGCTTATCCCAAAATTGGTGCATATGTTATCTATCAATTCACCCTTTTAAGCTGGCTTAAAGTTTTACTGCTTGAATAGTGTATAATGTCTCTTGAACAAGATTACACCACCGTTCCAGGTCAGCTTTACGCATGCCTTTCCGTTGTTGGTCCAGAAGCTCCACAAAAGAATGACAAGTTTGGTATCAAGATCCGCGGTGCTTTTGCGAGCCGAGATGAAGCCGCGTCTCACGCCAAGCGTCTTCAAAAGGAAGACAGTACCTTTGACATCTATGTTGTGGACATGTACAAGTGGCTCTTGATTCCACCAGATCCATTGAAGATTGAAGATGTCCATTACCAAAATGAAAAGCTTGAAGAAATTATGACTGGTTACAAGGAAAACCAAGCCGAAGCCACTCGCATGTTTAACGAACGCAAGCGTGACATGATGGAAGCTAAGTCTTTCCTCAAGCCAGGTGACGAAAACTCCAAGTTCTACACCAAGCCAGATGAAGCACCAATCAGTCACCCAGCTGATGTCATCGAGCGTCTCAAGAAGGAAAAGCCAGATGCTCCAATGGAAGAGCTTGTCAAGGAAGCTGACGCTATCGTCGCCGCCGAAGTTGAGGAGCGACGCAAGAAGCGTGAAGCCGAAGCCGAGGCTGAAGCCTCTACCGAAGCCAAGATTGAAGAGTCCAAGGAAGAAGGAGAACCAGAAGTTTCTTCTGCTTAGATCAAAAATATAATATTTTTTAATTTTAAAACAAGATGTCATGTATAGTCGATATCGTCGAGCGTCTCAAGAAGGAAAAGCCAGATGCTCCAATGGAAGAGCTCGTCAAGGAAGCTGATACCATCCTTGCCGCCGAAGTTGAGGAGCAACGCAAGAAGCGTGAAGCCGAAGCCAAGATTGAAGAGTCCAAGGAAGAAGGAGAACCAGAAGTTTCTTCTGCTTAGATCAAAAATATAATATTTTTTAATTTTAAAACAAGATGTTAAGTATAATCGTCGCCGTCATCTTGACTAGTGCATTCTTTATTTTGTTTTTTGAACCGAGACTTCGCGTGGTTTTAAAAAACAAAACGGAGCAGGAGCAGGTGCAAGAGCCACCTTCTACAACAAAGGGTTTTATCGAAGATACACGGGATGCTTTTATTGTTCCAGTGTATCCAAGCCAGGTTATGGATCGCGATATTACGGGTAAAATAGTGCCTATTTATGGTGATATTGGATCTTTTGTACCATACTCAGGCGTATCGGAGTATGACTGGTTGCATGGTTTTCCCCATGAAAAAGCCGAGTAAGAAGACAGCAAATGCGACAATCCATGTTGTCTTATCTATGTTTGAAAATATGTCACTCTTTTCTGGATAGACTTGTTGTGGCGGATACATCATTTCTGAAGGATGAAAATAGTATTGTTGATCTTGAGGCAAATGTTCTTCGCGTATAGGTGTACTATCTTCATTCTTTTCCTCATTCTTGAACAATGGATCAGTTGTTGGATCATATTCAATTGGATTTCCTATATCAGTCTCCATTTTTAATATATCATTTGTTTTTTTTAAGCGTCTTCTTCCTCACTTTCATCTTCATCTTCATCGTCGTCCACGACAAAATCCTTGAGACTTCCTTCATCTTCGTCATCATCACTGTCTTCATCTGAATAAATTTCATCATCCGTTTCTAATTCCGAACCAAAATCCGAATCATATTCGTCAGATGCGTAATCATCTTCTAAAACCGTTTCTTCTGGTTGATACAGTTCTGGCTTCTTTATCTGCCTCCCTGAGCGTGTTCTGGTTTCCACCATTTAATTAAATAAAGAAACTTGCTTTTTAAGTATCTTTTCATGAATTTCATCCCTAAAATCGGGGTGTGCGTATAGAGCAAGCTCTTCAAGTTTATTCTGAGCATCTACATGTTTTCCATTCTTTTTAAGGTCTAAATACTCCATGTAAAGGTCTGGATGTATTCCAGAATATTCGTGAAACTCATCGGGTTCTGGTATTATCTTTGGTATTTCATAATCGTTGATGAGTTTTGCTGCTAAATAGACAGTCACACCAACGAGAATGAGAGCCATTCTTCTGTTATTGTCGTTTATTTTTTTCGGGGTGGATACAACTTTTCTACGATACTTGATCCCAAAACATGCGTCCTCGCAGCACTCTTCTTACATAGGGGACACTTTTGAACAATCTTGTTTTTCTTGATCAAGTATGACATAGTCACACCTTCGTGCTCCCCTTTGATCTCTTCACAATAAGATGAAGTAGTCAAAGCTACAAAATCATTTTTCTGACGAGATATACTTACAATGTGTATGTCATCGGGACATTTCATACATTTTTTCATAAATGATTCCAATTGAGGTTTTACATCCGCTTGTTTAATTTGTGGTTTTTCTTCAAACTTTTTTATTTCTGGACACTTCTTAAGATCTTCCTTCTTAGGATACAACTTTTCAACAATCTTGGGTGTCAAGTTGTGCTTTCTACCATAAAAATCTTTACAAAATCCATCAACTCTTCCGCGTAGTGTTTCACATCTACAAAAACATTTCTGTGCTATGACGGATCCACTTATATGAAACCAGACATGATTAGAACTGTGTGGTCTTTTGAGATTCTCACAATACTTTGAATTTGTTGAAACCAAATATGTCTCCTTGTGTTTAAAAAGTTTTGTAATTGAAGCACCACTTTGTCCTTCCATATTCTTCTGTACAAAACTTTCAATAAGTCCCTTGAGTTCATCGTCATGTAATTCATCGGCCGTTTGTGCGTCGGTAAATGATCCTTCTTTGATGACCGAAGAAGGTGGTTCTATTGTGACATGTTGAGTCTCATTTGTTCTGATTGAAGACATTTTGAGTATTTCCAAATCAGGCTCCTGACTGACTTTTAGAAGTGTACTCAATGGTCCATTTTTGTAAATGAAGACTGGGAGGTACGCAACTTGTACAACTTTACCTGAGTGGCAATTTTCACATCCCTGGCCACCACACGCCATATGCTTTGCCATCTTGTGAGACCATGGCATTCTGAATCCACTCCCCTTTGTCTTTCTTTTCAGATCCCCATACACTGCGGAATCAATGATTTCATTCCAGTCGGTGTTACCCTTTGCCTTTGATAACGCCACAAGAATGTGTTCTCTGAGAGCCAAAGCAGAAGCTTGATCAACCACAAAACCTGGCCAATTTAGATGAACTCCAGTCTTTGTATATTTATCAACCTTCTTTGGTGGAGAAACAGAAATGAGACATTCCTTACCACCGTGGCGCTTGACTTTATCACAAATGATTTTACATATGTCTTGAATTTCATCAAGGGTAAGTGAGTTTTCATCTTTGTAGTCAATATCCACGAAAAAGTTATATGTAGGACTTTTCTGTTCAACGACAAACAAGTTTTCACCAGACTTTACGGCTGTGATATACTTTTCGTGGAACTCATTCAATCTATCAAAAGGCACGGAAAGGACACCACCGTCCATGAGCACATGTGATAGATTGGTTGCATTATTAAATTTTTGTTGGTTACACCACTTCTTAAACATACCTTATTATTGCTCTTCTCCTCTAAACCACCTCATACAAGATACATCTGGATATTCTTGCGTCTGGGAAAGATCCTTCTTAAGGGTCAAAAGTTCATACACCGTCTTTTCTTCATTTTCCTTGACCCACCACTCAACTTCCTGATCACAGTATCCCCTGTTCTTTTTCAGGAGTTCGCCAATCTGCATTAAAATGTAAGCTTTGGACTTCATTCTATTTAATAGAGAATGTTTTTCTATTAAGAGAAGTCACACACGAATAAAACTCTGGATTTCTAAGAACATTATCAACTATAAGTTTCCAACGCTTACGTGAGTTAAACTCTTCAAGGGTATCAAAACTCATGTAATCGTTTTCATCAAATGTCTTTTTTATTGGTTGTTTATTGATTTTCTTAAGATTTGTTTTCTGTTTTTCTTCATAAAACTTCTTTACGAGAGCCTGTTGTTCAGATTTATTGTAATTTACAAAAAAGATAAAGACGTTGTATTCCAAGTCAACTGTAGGGCTTTCTTTAACCGTAAATTTAAACTCCGTATATTCACCATTTTTGAGGGCAACTGTACCACGAGTCTCTTCCTCAAGTTCCCTGAGAGCACACCTAATTGGATTGAAAATTTCCCTTCTTCTGCAACCCCCTGTTACAAA